GCTACAATGGGTATAGGTACAATGGGTGGACTTAGTGTTGGTAAAATACAATCTAGTCCAGCAGAAACTCCAATGGGTGTTATTGTAGCAACTGTTTCATTGAATGTTCCTCTCATCAATTCAACTAAAATTAATAACCTTGGAGTTGTAAATAGCGCTGATGTTGAAGCTTCATATGTTGTTGGTGGTATGATATGTGATGGTGTTGGTTCTTTAGCTTCATTGAGAACTCAATATAATACGCATGTACATGGAAATGGTAATGATGGTTCCCCTACAACTGGCACGACAGCACCCGCTTAATGGAAAATAATTATGACTGTATCTAGTAGAGTATCATTTAATTTCGACACCGATAAATTTGGTGATATAATTACTATTAGTGAATCGAACAGAAATTATTTAAATCTAAGACCAACTAAAGTAGAAACTTGGCAAAAAGATGATCTTGCCAATAATGCAGTAAGTAGAGATGATTATTTCTTTAATCCTGTAAGTGCGAATATAGGTTCTATGAGTACTAATGTGTCATCTATTATTGCAATTGTTAATAATGATCGCAGTAACGTTTTTCCTTCAATACCTACTGAAGTTGCAGGATTGTCTGCAGCTGCAAATGGTTTATTTAACGAAATAACTTGTTTCACTGAACATACAAATAGAATGTCAGGATTAACTGGTGCTACTACAATTAGCAATGTTTTTTATCCTGACCAATCTCTAGTTTTATCGACAACCACTTCGGCATTTAATATTGTCGCTGGTTCTGAAGATGTTGCTGATAAATCAATAATTGTAGGTGCTTTTACCAGTTTATTTGTAAATGATGAGATATCTTCAAATGCAAGAATCTTAGGCTCTGATTATGCAAACATTGTTTCTTCGATTGTGGGTGTTGTAAGTACTATGAATGCTGGTGATATTACTGCAATTAACGCACATATTAATACTGCAAATACTTTATTAAATCAAAGAAGAACTGCCGATTACAATCACTATTTGAATTGCAGAAATTTACAAAACGATTTTTCTTTTTTAAATGGCATTAAAAATACTGGAGGAGCTGGTCAAAGTATGATGATTAATTTGACAGGAACTCAAAAATTAAAGGATATTCTGGCAAATACCTGAATAAATAAGACATGGCACTCGTAACTACCCAAATACCGCAGAGATATAAAGACTTGGATTTGAGCTTTACTGCTCATCCAATCAAAAAGGACGTCAACACGTTTGTCGATGATACTGCTATTATCAATTCGATTAAGAACTTAATATTGACAAACCACTACGAAAGACCTTTCAATCCAGACCTAGGTTCAAATGTTCGTAAGTTGTTGTTTGAAAATATAGATGCCGTGACTGCAATTATGATAGAACGTGAGATAACTCAAACTATCGCAAACTTTGAACCTAGAGTAAATGTAATTGGAACAACTGTAATACCAGACTATACAAATAATGGTTTTACCGTACAATTATATTTCAGTATAATCAACCGAACAGAGCCAATAACAATTAATTTCTTCCTAGAACGAGCACGATAATGGCAAATAGATTAAAAGTAACGGAACTTGATTTTGACGAAATTAAGAACAACTTAAAAAACTTTTTAAAACAACAAAGTGAATTTACAGATTATGATTTTGAAGGTGCTGGTCTAAATATACTTTTAGATATCTTAGCATATAATACTCACTACAATGCGTATTATTTAAATATGATTGCTAATGAATCTTTCATGCACACAGCATTATTGAGAAATTCAGTTGTTGCTCATGCTAAAAAGTTAGGTTATATTCCAAGGTCAGTTGCAGCTGCAAAAGCAAACATTAATTTTACAGTGGTTACTTCATCATCTACACCTGAATCCCTTACATTACCTAGAGGTTATAAGTTTATTTCGAATGCCATCGATGGTGTTCCTTATACGTTTGTTACATTGGAAGATGTAGTTGTACAAAAGACAGCAAACAATTTTGTATTTGGTAACTTAGATATTTACGAAGGACAATTAGTAACTTATGGGTTTACTCACAGCGAATCAAGTAATCCTAAACAATCATTTAATTTACCTGATGCAAACATTGATACTTCTACATTAACCGTAGTTGTACGTCAATCCGTTTCGAATACTCAATCATCAATCTATAGTTTAGCTACTGATATTTTATCAGTGACATCTACTTCTGAAGTTTATTACTTACAAGAAGGTCAAAATCAAACTTACGATATCTATTTTGGTGATGATATTTTAGGTAAAAAATTACCTGATGGTGCCGTTGTAACTGTAAACTATCTAAAAACAAGTGGCCGAAATGCAAACAAATCTTCAGACTTTGTTGCAACTCAAGCATTAAATTCATATTCAAACTTCAATATCGTTGTTAATTCTGCCGCATCTGGTGGTAAAGAACGTGAGACTGTTGATGAGATTAAATTTGCCGCACCATTACAGTTTACTTCACAGAATCGTGCAGTAACAAAGAATGATTACATTAAATTAATACAACAAAAATACCCATACTTTGATGCCGTAAATATTTGGGGTGGTGAAGAGAACGATCCGCCAGTTTATGGTAAAGTATTCGTCTCAGCAAAACCTGCAAATGGTTTTGAACTAACAACAACCGAAAAAGAACACGTTGTCGAGAATGTACTTAAGCCAATCAGTATTTTAACTGTTCAACCTGAAATTATTGATGTAGATTATAATTTCATTAAAGTATATTCTACTATTTACTATGATCCAACAAAAACATTATTAAACTTAAATGTTTTGGAAAACACGGTAAGAACAAAGATACAAAACTTCTGTACCTCGAACCTAAATAAATTCAATTCATTGTTTAAATCTTCCGGATTAAGAACATCAATTGACTCTTCAGATAATTCTATTCTTTCTAATGAATTAGAAATATTTTTATCGAAAAGATTTAGTCCAACATTGAATACTATTAACAATTACACATTAGATTTTGGTGTGGAATTATCGAGAGGTACAACACTAGATAACTTCTATTCTTCACCTAATTTCACGAAACTGGATGAAAATGGTGTACGTAGATCATGTTTCTTTGAAGAAGTTCCATCTTCATTCACAGGTGTTGAATCAATTACTATATTAAATCCAGGTATTAATTACACCTCAACACCTACAGTTGAAATTGTTGGTGATGGTACAGGTGCTACTGCTACAGCCGTGATTGTAAATTCAAAACTGCAATCAATTAAAGTCAATACTCCTGGTATTGGTTATACCACAGCGATTGTTAGAATTACTGGTGGCGGTGGTATTTTGGGAGAAGCTAGGGCTGTATTAGAGAATAGATACGGTCAAATTAGAATTTCTTATTTTAAACCAGATGAAGTTACTAATCAAAGTATAAAAAACGTTTTAACACCTTCAGTTAATGGTGGCGTTGTCGGTTCTATAGATTATCTGTTGGGTAAAATAACCATAAATAACTTTGCTCCTTTAGATATCGATAATGCATTAGGTATATTGACAATTAACGTTAAACCTAAGTCGTCAGTATTTTATTCACAAAAAAATAAAATGTTGGCTTTTGACATAGAAGACCCGACAAGTGCAGTTGTTACATTAAAAGCTATAAAGTAAATGTCCATCAATTACCTATCACCTCTAGTAGAAAAACAATTACCCGGATTTGTACGTGAGGAAAATCCAAACTTCATCACATTCTTAGAGAAATATTATGAGTGGATGGAAACTAGTGGTAAACCAATATACGAAAATTATAATTTACTAAACGCTAAAGATATTGATTTAGCTAATGATTATTTTATAAAACAAATTAAAGAAGAATTACTACCTTCTTTTCCAGAAGAAATTCTTCTGGATGATGTTAAGTTTTTAAAGACAATTAATCAATTCTACAGATCAAAAGGTACACCAGATTCTATTAAGTTTTTGTTCAAAGTTCTTTATAATGAAAACATAGACATTTATTTTCCTTCTAATAATATTCTAAAATTATCTGATGGTAAGTGGGTATTGCCATTAGCATTACGAGTTGAGACTAACGATCCTAATGTATTCAATTTAGTAAAAACTCAAATACGTGGTGCAACTTCAGATGCTACGGCTATAGTTGAGAAAGTAGTAAGCTCTGTAGATAGATCATTGGGTATTCAATACATCGAATTATTTGTTTCTAATATTAATCGTTTATTTGCAACTGGTGAAACATTAACTGCATCTTATATTGATGGTGATGATACTATCACCGTTAACGCAAAACTTATCGGTTCTTTATCCGAAATTCAAATTGATCCTAAGAATCGTGGATTATTTTATAAAGATAATGATCCACGTGGATTATTTTACTATCCAGAAGATTTTGAAATCCAATATGGCGGTGATCCGGTAACTTTTGTTGGTGGTTTAAATGAAGAAGTAGGATCAAAAGCTCAACCTGCTGAGGCGGTTGTTGGTGAAGTTTTAAAAGGACAAATTAACGAGATCATCACTATAGATGGCGGTTTTGGTTTCCGTAGATCAATATACCCCAATACATCTATCATCGATTTTAAAGGTGGATTTGCTTCTGGTAGATTAGGTCAAGAATCAAAAGCAGAAATTATTCTTGTCGATGAAAAGAATTATCGCACACTTAATGTAAGTAATATTGAGATACAAACAATCTTTTCTAATACAATTAACTCAATTGATAACGTTGCTAACAACAAAACTATCAATCAGATTACCACAAAACAATCTTTAAATTTATATTCAATTGCATTCTTGTCTGCAATTTCTTCTGGTGGTGGATATAGTTCTAGACCAGATATTGAAACATACAGTTTATATAATGAATCTATAGATGATGAATTAGTTATATCTTCTTCATTTGTTACTCGCAAAACTAACATCATACGTGACAACACACAAGATTTAACTCAATCGTTAGAAAAAGGCGATATAATTCGTTTGTTCGTTAAGAATAGATTTGAACAAGTAGAGACTGTACAAGATGTAACATCGAATACATTGACGATTGGTAGTTCATTCGAAACCAACATCAACAATCTTCAAGTTTATAAAGTACATAGAAGAAACTTAACTCAATTAGGCTCATTGGGTAGAATCCGAGTTGTTAACGGCGGTAGTAACTACAACGTTGGTGACTATTTAATATTTACTGCAAATGGTCGAGGTTATGGTGCAAATGCACAAGTAACACAAGTACATGCTGGTAATAACGGTATCAAAGCTGTAGAATTTAATGAATCTTCTGCTTATGTTAGAGGTGGTGAGGGATATACAAGTGCTGAATTTCCAATAATAACAGTTAATAGTGCAAATGGTTCAAATGCACAACTTGTTGTATCTGAAATACTAGGTGATGGTGAGAAAGTTGAAATATCCACATCTAGAATTGGTGCTATTTCTAAAATTAAAGTCATCAGTTACGGTTACGATTATACTTCAGCACCTATTGTTTCTTTGAGAAATGCAGATTTATATCTCAGTAATGTAACTGAAGGACTTTTATTTACATCTAATTCAAGAGTATATCAAGGTACATCAAATACAAATACGACATTCGAAGCTTATTTCGATAAGTATGTTACAGGTAATTCACATGTACGTATCTTCAATTACATAGGTACGTTTGACGATACAAAACAATTAAAGTCATTTGATAATACAATTAGTGCCGACATTAATGATTATATTTTCTTTGGAAATGGTAAGGCAAGAGCCACCGCTAAATTCGAAAATGGTTTAATTCGTTATCCAGGTATTTACTTGAATGAAGATGGCCAACCGAGCTCAGAGAAAAGATTCCAAGATTCCAATAAGTATCATAATTTCTCATATGTTATTAATACTGAAAACGACTATAAGAAATTCTCAAAAACATTATCGGATGTTTTACATCCAGCAGGAACAAAATCTTTTGTAACTCGTATAAAGAAATTTGATAATGATGTCGCTAGCTTAATAATCACAAGTAATAATTATATAACTACTCCCTTGTCTAATACATTTAACGTTTTTGTCGGAACAGGCATTGCTAGGGTCACAGGCAATTCAGCAAATGTCAACTTAGCATCCTCAATTGCTGTTGGCGACACTATTATTTTCCGTAATCTATTGAAGACTTTAAACGGTACAGTATCATATGTTTCTGGTTCAAATACCATAACAGGTAATGGTACAAACTTTATCAATGACATTTATGATGGTCAAGTTATTAGATTAGTTTCCGGAAATAGTGAAGTTGTAGCTTATGTTACCAATGCAAACTCAATAATTACACAGAATACATTAACATCGACTGTAACAAACGGAACTATTTCTTTATACTACGATGAAGTTGATACTGTAACTTTTGTAAACTCGAATACTATTTTCGTATCTACAATATTTCCATCTAGTGGCTCTTTTGTTTCTGCTGATCTAAAGATAGACCTTGGTGCAGCATCATCGTTACGTGATATAAGAATTACCACTCAAATCGCTTCTATAAATGTTATTTCTGGTGAAGCAAATAACTTCACACCTGTCACCGCAACTGGTGGTATTGGTGGTATTGCGAAATACTTAATAAGTCCTGTATTACCTGATGGATTAGTGATGATATCATCTAATGGTAATATTCGTGGAACACCTACATCATTGAAAACACCGACAACATATACTGTTACAGCTCTTGATAGAAGAAGTCGTGGTGCGAATGCAACATTCACTTTAGGTGTCACACCACAACCATTATCGACATTGCGAGTAATTCCTTCTGCAACAATATCAGCAAATGCTGTAGCTAATACGTTCAAACCGATAATGCCTGTTGGTGGATTTGGTAGCATTAGATACAGTATTACTCCATCGTTACCCGCTGGAGTAACTTTTGATACATTCACAGGTAATCTTGGTGGCATACCTTCAGTATTGAGAGCTGCTAATACATACACTATAAGTTTAGTTGATGAAGTAAATCAAACATCAAGCAATACATTCTCATTGACTGTAAACGCATTACCAGTAATAACATCGACAATAATATCATCTAGAACATTAACAGCAAATATTATAAACGCATTTACACCTATAACTGCTACTGGCGGTTATGGTGGCTTAACTTATAATATCGCACCAAGTTTACCAACAGGATTAACATTTAATACTGCTAATGGATACATCTTTGGTGATACAGAGACAACTCTAATCGCCAACACGTTTACTATAACTGCAAATGACGGAACTGGCCAATCAACAAGTAATACGTTTAGTTTAACTATAAGTTCTCCGCCAGCAATAGTAACAACTAGTGTTAATAGAACTATAACAGCAAATAATAGTGATTCATTCACACCTGTAACAGCTACTGGTGGTTATGGTACTTTAACTTATAGTATTACACCAAGTTTACCAACAGGGTTTACATTTAATACTGCTAATGGTTTGATTACTGGATCTAGTTCTGTATTGTCTTCCAATACATTCACTATAACAATCAGTGATAATGCTAAACAAAATATAAGCAATACTTTTGCACTTACTATTAATGCTTTACCTATTGTAACATCAACATTAATTACATCTAAGACTCTAACAGCAAATATTGCTAACGGATTCACTCCAGTAACAGCTACTGGTGGTTATGGCACATTCACATATAGTATTAGTCCAAATTTACCAACAGGATTAACATTTAATACTGCGAATGGATTCATATTTGGAGATACAGAGACAACTCTAGTATCTAATACATTTACTATAACTGCAAATGACAATGCTTCACAGTCTGTAAGTAACACATTTACTTTAACTATAAGTTCTCCACCAGCAATAGTAACAAGCACTATTGGCACTCGAACATTAACAGCAAATAGTGCTAACGCATTTACACCAGTAACAGCTACTGGAGGCTATGAAACATTAACATACAGAATTTCACCAAATTTACCAACAGGTCTAACATTTAATAGTGCTAATGGCTATATTAACGGAGTTACTTCAGTATTGTTATCTAATACGTTCACCATAACAATAAGTGATGGTGCAAGACAGAATATAAGCAATACATTCACCATGACTGTTGCTGCTCCAGCATTGACAAGTACTATGGGATTAGTAACAAGAAACTTGGTAACTGGCATTGCAAACAGTTTCAACACATTAACAGCTTCTGGTGGTTACGGCCAAATAACATACGGTATCAGTCCAAGTTTACCAACAGGTCTTTCACTGAATACTTCTAATGGTTTCATATCAGGAACAGCTACATCGAATACAAGTTTAACAACTTACACTGTAACTGCAAACGATCAAGCAAGTCAAACAACAAGTAATACATTCACAATGCAAGTATATACTCAGTTATTGACCAGATCACTGATCGCAGCTAAAACTTTAAGTACTAATGTTGCTACTGGAGCTAATGGCTTCTTACCAGTTATAGCCGTAAGCCCATCTATATCGGGTGGTAGTGCAAATGCCGCAAATGCATATTATTTTGATGGCGCTAATAGTGGTTTTGTAATAAGAGACTGGAATCAAGCTTGGCAAGTATTTGAATCTGATTCTCGTCCTGTTGATGATTTTACAGTTGAATTCTGGATTAAAGCAAATGCTGCAAGTCAAACCGCCAACGCTACTATAATACAAACTGATTTTAATTTAAAAACTCAACTAGAAATTGCAGTTGGTTCTGATATTACTGGTGGTGCAGGTAGAATATCATTCTCACCTCTAGCCATAGTAGAAACTGCTAATAGTGGTTTTAATGGCGAACCTAGTGGGTTGAAGATAAGTACACCTGGTAATTATTTGGATGATACGTGGCACCATGTTGCTTGTGTCAGATCCAATGATACAGGTTACATATATGTTGATGGTGTATTAGTTGCTAATAGTGCTACTGGTGCTTGGGATGCGGCTGCAATATATCCGGATGAATATTATTTTGCGGGTAATGATTTTTATATTGGCCGAGCAGGTCGTTCTGGAGTCTCTCCAGAATTTGAATTACAGGCCGATAATACTTTCGCTGGTTATTTAAGTAACTTTAGAATTTCAAATACAGCAGTATATACAACTACATTTACTCCTTCAACAACTCAATTAACTAGAACAGTAAATACTGCAATATTATTCAATCAAACAACAATTGTCAATGACGGTAGTGCCGTCTTTAATGGCATTTCTGCTAAGACTGTATTACCAACAGTTACTACAGATACGACTGTATTTGCATTCAATGTACCTGGTGTTAATTTAACCTCAGGTATAACTTATAGTGTTGCACCTAATTTACCAACAGGATTAGTAATCAATTCTGCTAATGGATTCATCACAGGCAATACAGCACAAACAGTAATCGCTAATTCATATACCGTAACTGTTCGTGATGGAAGTGGTCAAGTGAATAGTAATACATTTATAATGACTACGGCTCCTGCTCTGAACTTGATTACAGGTATAACATTCAAGTCATTAGGAGCAAATACCGGAGATACATTCACACCAGCAAATGCTTCTGGTGGTGTTGCACCGATATCATACAGCATTTCACCAAATTTACCAACAGGTCTAACATTCAACACTTCGAACGGATATATTAACGGAGTTACTACAGTATTGGATGCATCTAATATCACTTATACGATAAGTGTATCTGATAATATTCTACAAACTGTTTCGAATACATTCGTCATGAATGTTGCGCCTGCACCGTTGACAAGTACAATAGTTGCAACTAGAAGTATAACAGTTGGTGTTCCTACTAGCTTTACTTCGATAAATGTCGCTGGCGGTTATGGAACAATAACATATAATATTTCACCAAGTTTACCAGCAAACCTAATATTCGATACTTCGAACTCATTTGTATATGGATCGGTATCAACAATTACTAGTCCAGCAACCTACACTGTAACTGCAAACGATACGACAGGTCAAACAACAAGTAAGAGTTTCACATTGAGTGTTGGTAGTGGATTAGTAGCTCGTACTTTAATACCAACTAGAACTTTAAATAGTAATGTTGCTACTGGCGCTAACAGTTTTGTACCAATTATTGCAGCAACACCACAAGCAGCTCAGAGTGGAAATACGTATTACTTTGATGGAACTACAAGCGGTATAGGATTGAGAACTGATCCAGGTAGCGCTCTATCCTTTGATACTGGCGATTTCACTATAGAATTCTGGATAAAAGGTAATAGTGCATCTCAAGCTGCAAATTCTTCCATTGCAATGGCTTATGCTAGTGTAAGTACATTTAGATATAAAACTTTACACATCGCTGTGGGTTCTGCTTTAAGTGGCACAAGTGGAAAATTATACTTCTCACCTGGACAGCCAGGTGTATCGATATATTCTAATACTAGTATAGATCGTTTAACTACTCCAAACAGCGTATTAGATGATAATTGGCATCATGTCGCTTTAGTGAGAAGAACTGGTACAGCTTCTATATTCGTTGATGGTGTAAAGGTAATAAACTCAAATACTGGAACATGGAATATCACTACATACTTATCATTCGGTAGTATAGGTGCAAATAGTTTACCTGGTGCAAGCGCAACTGAAAGATTTACAGGTTCCTTGTCAAACTTTAGAGTGTTGAAAAATCAAGCATTATATACCACAGACTTTACACCACCAATATCAACATTAACAACAACATCAAATACCAGATTGTTGTTAAGTAGCTCTAGTGCAGTTGATTCTGGTCCTAACGCAATACCATTTACTGCAAACACAGCATTGCCTACAGTAGGTACAGATGTGGTATTCCAACCTAGTTTCATTAACGTAACTACAAATGTGGCCTACAGTATCAGTCCAAGTTTACCAACAGGATTATCATTCAATGTTTCTAACGGATTCATTACTGGTAATACAGCACAAACTATAATCAGCAACACATATACGGTTACGGTTACTGCTGATGGTCAATCGAATAGTGCTTCGTTTATAATGAATGTTGTGCCTTCTATGATTATGTACACGGTGATATCATCAAGCTATCCTTATATTGGCGATGATCCTAATTTCACACCTGTAAATGTGGTAGGTGGTATATCTCCAGTAACATATAGTATTGATGGATTAGGTAGCAATACTATACCTTACGGAACAACTTTAAATACAGCTAACTCAAGAATTTCAGGCACAGTTTTACTTCAACCTGGAGTTCCAGCGAATTATTACGCACGTAAGGACACAATTAAGATAGTTGCTACTGATGCTGTTGGCCAACGAGTTTCAAGTGCAAACATTTATATTGAGGTATCAGGATTAAGACTTACGTTCTTAGAGACAAATCTTTATGGAACACTTTTTGCTAATACTACTTACGGAAATCTCATTTTAGGCACAGTGTCAACAGGATTAGGAAATGTGACTGCATTCCTCATGCCTCAATCTTTAGACGCTGCAAATGGTTTCTTATATCCGTTAGCATTCTCAAATGTGATGCCAGGTATGACCTCTACATTTAACGTTTCATCTAATACAGTAGTCATATCAGGAACACCAACAAAAGCAACGGGAGTTCAATTTGGATATCTTGAATCTGGTGAAGTAGATTTTAGTAATTATTTGGGTGTTATTTCAGATCCTACAACAACTAATGCTTTCTTGGTACAAGCGTTTGATGATACTACAACTTGGAGATCAAGAGGATATGGATATACAACCTTCTTGAGTTCTATAAATGTTCAAGCATCTAAATTCTATGCTAATACAACTACGGCAAATTTAACGTTTACTTATGGTGTCGCAAATACAATTAGACCTATAACCGTATCTGGAGGTTATGGTGTAAATGGAAAGATAACATTTGCATTGTCAGGTAACACATTACCGGATGGATTATCATTTATAACATCTAATGGTGCAATTACTGGTACTGCTAATTCTCTTCTGAATGAATCAACTATATTTACAATAACTGCAAATGATGATTCATTCCAAGTAGCTTCAAACACATTTACAATATTACCAATTACTGCGCCGGTATTATATGCTAATACCACAACACCTGCAATTGTAGCTAATACTACTGATGTAATTACAATTACACCTGTAACGGTCTCTGGCGGATACGGAAATAAAACATTTGCAATCTCAGGCAATACATTACCAACTGGATTATCGTTTATAACATCCAATGGTACAATTACTGGTGCTGCTATAAATGTATATACTACGAATACATTTACAATAACGGCTAATGATGATTCATCTCAAGTAGCATCAAACACATTTACATTGCAAGTTTTAGCTAAACCTTTAACTCTATCGGTATCTTATCCATTGACTGAAAGTTCATCAGCAAATGTATATTACTTTGACGGTGTAAACAAAGCATTTAAATTACCAAATACAAGCAATTTAGTATTTGGTTCGAGTGATTTTACCATTGAATTCTGGATGAAGGGTTCACCTATTCAAGACTACTATGCTATGATTATGGATTCAGGTTACTGGGGTGGTGTACTCAAAATACAATTTAATGAATACACTCAAGACGGTTCTATAGTATTTAATCCAGATCAAGCCTTATTAAGTCCTTTAGAATCAACAACACTATTAAACGATGAAACTTGGCACCATATTGCTTGTGTTAAATCTGGAAATAATGGTTATTTGTTTGTTGATGGTGTACTAGAAGATAGTGCAACTGGTTGGAGTAGTATAAATTCCACAATGAGTGAAGGTATAATTGGTAGATCAAATTATGCAAATGCTACTCTCAGTGATAATGCATATACAGGTTATCTGAAAAATATTAGAATATTAAACGGTACAGCATTATACACAAGTGCATTTACACCTCCATCAACAGTAAGTGCAATTGCAAATACAGTTTTATTAGTAAACGGATCAACAATTACTGATAGAAGTAATCTTGCTTTATCATTCACTGCAATTACTGTACTACCTAATGTATCTACAGAAATTACAGAAATAGTAGGAACTATTGGTAATAGCTATTTTGGAGTTTATGCACCAGGTCTTGATGCTAATACCGATCCTCGCAACACAAGCCTTCGTCACGCACCATTATTAAGTTCTAATGGTGGTGTAGGAAATATAACATTTAGTATTACGGGTGCTAATAGTTTACCTGTAGGAATGTTTGTTTATAGTAATACTGTTTTATCGGGTGATAGTATTTCTTCTCCTACTAGAAGATCAAATAGATATGTGTATCTTGGAGGTATTCCAGGCACTATAACTAATACAACTATTACAATAACTGCTAATGATGAAATTGGTCAAAGTGTAAATAATAGTCATGATATAAGTTACGTATATCCAACACTTTCAACTACTGTACCGAGTTCTTCAATCGTTTTACCTTTGACTGCGACTAACCGAATACTCATGACAGCTACTGGTGGATATGGAAATATAACATTTGCATTATCCGGTAATACACTACCTACAGGATTAACATTCATATCATCGAATGCAGCTATTATGGGTACGCCTTCTGCACAAGCTGTTAATACATATACAGTAACAGCTATATCACAATCATCTGGAGTTTACTTCTCTAATGTATCTGCTAATATAACAATATCAGCAGTTAGTGGATCATCTCAAAATGTTATGAGCTTTAATGAAGCAGGTTCAGGTTATGATGAGGAAGATGGATTTACATGGCAAGGATTTATACCTATAAGTAGTGGGAACCTTGCTTTGACTTCAGCAGTTCCATTTACACTCGAATTTTGGATAAGATTCCCAACGTATGTGATATCTTCATGGATTATTAATGCTGATGCCGTGAATGGTGGCGCAGACGGAGTTAATTTCTCATACAATAATGGAATATCTTCCTTCTCAATAAACGGATCCGCAGGATCTACAATAGATGCCACTGGTATTGATATAGGTGATGGCGAATGGCATCATGTCGCTTTGGTGAGAAATGGATCTTCTGGAAAAATATTCATTGATGGAACTGAACAGGCCACCACTTCATCATGGAGCGGCATCAATAGTGCCATGAATTTCGCATTCATTGGTAGTTATCAATTAGCTAGTGATGTTTTTGTTGGTAGACTTTCTAATCTCAGACTCACAAAAACAGCATTATACACCACCAATTTCACTGTTCCGACATTGCCATTAGCTCCTATAGCGAATACTGTTTTATTATTGAATAGACGTAGTCTGACTGATAGTAGTAATGTTAATGTAGCATTATATGAGTTGAATGTATCTCCAACATATCAAATAGAGAATATTCCAGCTATTTAAAATACCTTTGAAAAAATTAAATAAATAGAACTATGTCAACTATAATAACCACAAATTTTTCGACCGAAATCGCACAACAATTCTATAATCTTATGGATGTTAGTGCTAACGATTATCTTCCAGATGATAGAAAATCATATCTCTATTGTGCTGTGGGTAGAGAATTGCCTTGGAATGAGGGACAAGAAATTGAGCCAACGCCAGGTCAATCGACCCAAGATTTAATTGAGTACTATGATGAAGGTATTGTCGCTAAACGAATGACATTAAACGATGTTAGTTTTGTTATTCCTAGAATTGACTGGACTGCCAATACAGTATATGCACAATATGGTTGTACCATTTGTCCTATTAATACTAACTTTTATGTATTGAATTCTAAACGACAAGTTTTTAAATGTTTAGACAACAATGGCGGTAGAAATTCTACATTTGAACCTGAGATTTCATTATCAAATACTTCATTAGAAGAGCCTTACTTTGTTACTGGTGACGGATATAAATGGAAATACCTTTACACATTAACCACACCGCAACAAGAAAAATACTTAACCGAACGTTGGATGCCGGTTACATATAATAGATTTGTTAGGAATGCTGCTATTAATAGGAGCATAGATATTGTAAGAATTACAAATACTGGAAATAACTACGTTAATGGTTCTTTACAACCAATTATAAGTATTGATGGTGATGGTGCCGGTGCTGTTCTAAGAGCAAATGTGATTAATGGTCGTGTTACAGATATCATTATACAAGATCGAGGATTAGGATATACCAAAGCAAATTTAATATTTACCGATGTTGCTGGTGGTGTAGGTTCAAATGCTGCAGCTAGCGTAGTATTATCACCACAAAATGGTCATGGATATAATCCAGTACAAGAATTGTACGCAAACACTATCATGTTTAATGTTGATTTTGATGGATCGGAATCTGGAGTTTATCCAGTAGAAAATGATTTTCGTTTAGTTTATATAATTAAAAATCCTTATAAAGCCGGAACATTAGAACTTGCAGATTCAAATATATACACTTTGTACACAAAAGTAGATGTTTCGCCAGGTATTGGTGATTATAATGAAGACGAATTTGTTTTCCAAGGTGATTCTTTTGATGTAGCAACTTTCAGAGGAACTGTAATTTCATTTGATGAAGCTGCAAATCAATTATATCTAAATGATGTAAGAGGCACATATAACAACAACATACCAATTAAAGGTAATCTAAGTGGTGCGATTAGAATTGCTTTAGTAAAAACAGATCCAACATTAGCATTATATACAGGTGATATACTGCACGTTTCAGAGATAATACCGATTTCTAGAAGTGAAAACCAAAAAGATAGAATAAAATTCATACTAAGTTTTTAGTAACGAGGAATAAATGACAAAACTTTTCAATTTTGACCCATATAACGATGATTTTGATGAAGATAAAAACTTCATGCGTCTATTGTTTAGACCGGGTTATGCATTACAAGCAAGAGAACTAACACAATTACAAACCATTTTATCCAGTCAGATTGAAAAGTTTGGTAACCATATCTTTCAGAACGGTAGTCCAATTACTGGCGGTAAAATCTCTCTTGACGATAGAGCTAACTATGTTATTTTAGAAACTCAATATTCAGGTGCAGATATTTCTTTAGACTTGTTCTTAAATACAACTGTTGTCAGTTATAACTCAAGTAAAAATGTTCGTGCTAAAGTTATTGCTATTGATAATAATACCAATACAACACCTGTGATGATTGTTAAGTATTTGAGTGGTGATAGATTTGCTGAAACAGATGAGGTAAAAGTTGTAGGTCAAAATTTATTTGCTCAAGTTAGAGCCAATGATGCTGTTGGTCGTTCTTACGTTGCTAGCATTCAAGAAGGTGTTTATTTCTTTAAAGGACAATTTGTTAAGGTTGTTCCAGAATTCTTAGTATTAGAACCATTCTATCGTGTAGGTAATAACTCTACCGTTATTAATAAACAACCGTCATACAAAATTGGTATTGAATTTGATGAGTTGGTTATCGATGAAGTTGATGATGCTTCTCTATTGGATCCGGCACAAGGTTCATTCAACTATCAAGCTCCAGGTGCCACTAGATTTAAAGTCGATACTCGTTTATCAAAAAGAACATTAGATTCTGCTGACGAATCTTCATTCTTTGAAGTTATTCGTTTAGTTAACGGTGTAAAAACCAAAGAGATTGATTATCCAATTTACAGTGAATTGGAAAAAACATTAGCCCGTAGAACATTTGAAGAATCTGGCAACTACACTGTTGATCCTTTTGTTCTATCGTTGCAAGAAGAGTGGCAAGATCCAGCAAATAACAATACAGTAAATGCCGATTATTTTTCTGCTGTTCTAGATCCAGGTAAAGCATATGTTGGTGGTTATGAATTTCAAACAATCGCACCAACAGTATTAGGTATTCCAAGAGCAAGAGATACATCTAACGTTTCTGATTATGATGTACCTACTTCATATGGTAGTTATGTTTTTGTTAAGAACGTCTCTAAAACTTTAGATATTACTTCTTTCCCACAATTAGATATACATTGCGTTTCAGCCGAAAAGATTGATACATCATCTACACCCAAATATGATTCTACTAAAATAGGAACATTGCGTGCTAACATGTTGAAATATGATGATGCAACGTCTAGAGTTGATGGATTAACACATGTTCATAGAATGCACGTGTTTCAAGTTAATACAACTTCGATCATAGGCACCACTGCGGCATCAGCATCTACAAATACTGTAGTTAAGTTGCCAACTTCATTTACTACTAATGGTGGTATTAACGCATATGCAAATATGTATTTTAGAATCACTGATGGTGCTGGTCTTGCAGTTGCACCTATTCTTATCGAATCTTCTAACAATGCTAATTTAACAATTACATTACAATCTGCATTACCTTTTATTCCCGCATCAAATGCTTTCTCTATTGATGCTGACTTTTACAGAGCAGAAGGTTTTTCAGTTAAGAGTGGTACATCATTAACATTCTCAGCAAACGTTGATAGTTCATCGAAAGATACAAATGGTTTCTCTTTAATTACTGAAAAGAGTAGAGAGAATGCTGTATTTGATTTGCCATTTGAAGCTATCAAGCAAGGCACTATCGATAATTTTGATTTCTATGCCACAAAATTATATTCAAATAAAGTTTCTAATTTAGGCGGAACAATTTCTTTCGCACCTAATGGTACAGATACTTTTGCTTTCGCCGGTACAGCAGGTGTTTTAGGACAAACAACAATTTTGAATAACATCATTTGTTTTGTTCGACCAGAAACAAATGCGAATAATCAATTTGGTATCTACCCAAACACAATTTTAAGTTTAGCAAATTCAAACTTCACCGTTACCGCTGCTGGTGATGGTTCGTTGACGTTTGATGTTAGAGTTCCTGCAACTTATGTTGATTTCTTAATTAAGACTAAAGTTAACAATGCAGAAGCAGGTGCAAC